TATTTCACGTTGTTCATGTGAAGACGATTTCATTGTTTTGTTCATAGTGCCCTCCATATAGCATTCCTCTCCATTTCAAGTGTACCATTCTTCTAAAAAATGTCAATCCACATCTCTTTGATAAAAAAAAAGCCTGCAGGCACATCTACTGCACCCACAGGCTCCATTCCTTATACCCTATTCACATAATCTAAACTAATCCATCCGGCACCGCTTTTCAGCCTGCCCCACTTACTTGCACCCTTGCCGTCTGCTTCTGCCACAATCGTATACACGCCTCTGGCAATCACAGCCGCAATCCCATAATTGGTTCCCGGACCTTTTCTGATATTCAAATCAGTAATCGACACCCTGACCAAGTACGGGAACTTTGCCAAAGGCTCCGTCTTAACTTCCGGATATACCTGCTTACCATTCCAGTCATACACAACATATCCGGCGTTCTTATCCGCACACTTCTTTGCATTGGCAAGAACCTTATACGCTCCCTTCTGACTCTTCGCATCAGCCCAGCTCTTCCGCACACGGTACCACTGCTCAACCACCACTTCCGGCTCTTTCACATCAAAACGTGTCAAATTCCAACGCTCGATGATATTACAAAGTTTCTCCACATAGGTAAGGCTGGTAGCATATCCACCGTCCTTAATCAACTGCACGGCTTTCTTATAATCCTTACAATCCTGCAGACCCTCGTACCGCTTTTCCCTTCCATTCATGGCACCAAGCAGATATGCACTATGGTCAGCAATCGAATCCTCCACACAGGCATACGCTCTAAAGTCCGCTACGATAGTTTCATAGGAACCATCTGTATGCTGCTCCTGTGTTTTCTTCGTATACACCGACTTCCCATCCCACACAGAACCGCTCCAAGTATTGCCGGACAATACCGATTTCATCCCGAAGCAGTTATTGCCATTCTGTGCAAGGTCGCTCTTTCCATAGCCGCTTTCCAAAATAAACTGTGCCAGTGATACCGAGGCAAGAATACCATTTTTTCTCTGGTCTGCAGTAAAAAGGGCTCCAACCTTTTCAATAACTTCTGCCTCCGATAATTCCGCAAAAGCCTTTGCCTGCAGTCCATGCTCTCCCGCTTCCATTTCACTCTTCACATCCTGCCGGAACCCGTCCATGGTATATCCCATCTTAAGCTGGTTCCACAGGTGTTCCGGGTCACCATGATTAGACGCAATTCCTCTCTTGTGTCCTTCCGTATGACTGATAATCACTCCATCCTCAAGCGGATTTAAGGAATATTCCTTACAAAGCATAGCGAACAGTTCCACAGCAGAACGGTACGTTCTCTGTACCATTTTCTTAACCTCTGCCAGTTTATCCTCTGCCACGGTAACCTTAAAATCCGTAACATACTTTACCCACTTCGGTTCACACATTTCCACACCGATATGCGTATTATTGGATGCGCCTCCACCATGCCATCCACGATGGTTCCAAGGAAGTGTCTGATATACCTCCCCGGTCTCTGCATCAATAAAGGCGTGCACACAGGCACGCCCATAACTTTCTTTGTTCCATGAATTAACAAAGGCCGATGCTTTCGGTTGGGAACATCCTACCGAATGAAGCATCAGCCCTTTGACCTCAATCTTTCTTCCTGCCGTGTAGCAGGGATTCTTCGTTAAAATTGCTTCTACAATCTTCATCACTTTCCACCATCCTTATCCCGGATCTGTTCAAGTACATCACGTAACTTCTGCGGTACCGGTAATCCGATAATCGTAATGTTCTCCAAAATGGAGATACCCTCATTACTCAGATAAAAGAACACAATTGCCGTGCGTAACACACTGCCGGTCTTAATTACCTGAGCGTCCAGAATGTGAGCGATTCCAACAAGACAAAAGATTGCCACCTTGCGGCAAATACCACGGAACCCAACCTCACTGGAGATTTTCTTCTGGATAAAAGCTGCCATCAGACCGGTCAGATAATCCACTACTACGAACACCAAAAGTGCATAGAGGAATCCATCCACACCGCCCAGGAACCATCCGAGAAATCCTCCGATTCCGGTAATCACATACTGTACAGTTTCAACAATCTGCTTCATAAAGCCACCTTTCCTTTCTCCTACTCGTAGGTTAATGTGTAAGTTATTTTCATTGTCTTATCCGCTGTTTTGGTAATCGGAGAAGACAAATTGTTAATAGTTGCAAGGTAATACGGATTGACCACCACATTGGCCAACATATCACCGCTCGATTGAATCCCGGCAACAAAAAAGGTTCGGAACGGAATTATCGGAATATCCGAAAAATAACTATCCGCATACCATTTTTTATCACCAGCCAATGCAATCATTGTGATACAAGTATCATCCGGAAGAATAATTCTATCGCCATATCCAATGCTTCCATTCGGGAAATAACACTTTGTCATATTATCCGTGTATACCGACATTGCATCTCCGGTAACAATCTCTGTAATATCTGCAAAGTTAGATAAATTAATCTTGTACATAGCCTCAGTCCCATAGTACAAAATAGAGCTCGATGAAGCAGCTAAATCGCACTTCGGGATATACACATATCCGTTCGAAATAACCGGAACATAATAATTCCTTCTGACCATTACCAGAGTGCATCCGGACAAGGTCTGCGTTCCAATTTCCGTTATCGAATAATCCTCCTTACTGATTTTCATCGCATAAAGAGAACCGCTTCCACTCTTGTTACCTGCAGAATAAAAACCATACCAGTAGCCATCATGACCATCTGCAAAAGTCATGTATCCAGCACTAAGGCTCTTCGGATTACTGTATTCAATACTGATTTCCTCCTGCTGCTCATAGAAACTCAAGTTAGCCGTTGTCTGCGAAATATCCCCCGTCGGATAGTTGTACTTTCGGATTACAATAGCCGAAGATTCCTGATACAACGAAACCAACTGATACGTTTTATTCAGCTTGTCATACTCCACCGATATCGGAGGTCTATCCGTCTCCACCGCATAGGAATAATAATTTGAACTCATATTTGGTGTAATGAAACGCTCGTAGGAAATCGGCAATCCTGCATCCGAACCATACTCTCCTTCTCCGCCCTTACTGGAAGTCAAGCAGACACTCTTAATTGTTCCGTTTGCTTGAGCAGTCGTAAAGTCCCACACCATCTTCACTCCGTTCTCCAGGACCTCCGACTCCAAGACATTTCTGCTTCCCCTCTTCGGATCCGTCAGATTGGATGCACCATCACTTGCATATCCAACCTTCTTTACCGTGTACGGTTCATAATACTGATCTGCGTTCTCTTCCAATGTTGAGTCAAACAGCACCACACCTCCCATCGCTTTCTGCCACAATGGGAAGAAGTTCGTACTAATCTCCGTCGGCAAATAAAATGGTGGCACCCCTTTTAACAGGTCAGCCACCGCATTTGTTACCATGTTCCTTTCAACATAGCATTCCTTTTCCCCAGTCTTCACATCCGTCAATTCAATCTCTGTAATACCAGTCATTACTCTACCTCCTGTTCTACTCCGCATCGTGCCGACCATGACACCATGCCATAACCAAGGCTGCAGGTTCTCATCTGTTCCTGCAGTCCGCCTCTTTCATCATCGCGAAGCGACTGCTCCGTTACCGCTCCTTCCACTCTGACCATATCAAAGCCTGTATGTCCCATCGGAATCCGGTCTATTGATGAAAAAATCTGCTCCACTTGCATACTGGAGAGCACATCTCCAACCACCGGAACCGTTGCAAAGCCTCCGGACATCACCCGGATATAGTCGCTCACGTTGATTGTTCCATCCCATTCTGCATCACCGGAAACCACAATACCATGCCCATACACAGCTGCCACAATACCATTCCGGGCAATCTGAGCACTTCCACCGGTCACCCTCATACTGATACGGATTTCATTTACCGTATTCGCCGCCAGTTCATCAAACGGGAAGAACAATGTAATCACATGGTGTCCTGCGGTCACCGTTTGCATCGGCTGATGTCCGGTAATGGTATTTCCATTCAGTTCATAAAGCAGCTCCACTACTGCACTGTTTTCTGCCTCAATCTCTGTCAATATCGTTGCATGAAACTGTACAAAGGTATCCTCTGCCGTTACCACATCTATACTGATAATCTTTGTGAGTGCATCCAACACCGCATACTCCGAAGCATTGATATATGACTGGGCAACCGTCGTACTGGACTCAATCTGATTTAACAGCCCGGCAATATTCTTGTCACTCCTTGACTTTGAATTAGCAATCTGTGTATTCTTTCCGGCACCTTTCAGCTTCTGTCTGCCATTGATATCCAAGTGCATGTAGGTCAGACAATGCAGCTTCTCACTGTCTGCCTGACCATCCGTAAATACCAATACATCTCCAAGCTCCAATGCCGGATTCCCGATGGTAACTACTTCATACGGGATGTAATCAATCTGAGCCACCGCCTGCAGAATATTCTCCAGCATCAGCTTTTTCTGTTCTTCCACCATATACTGCAAGAACGGATTGCTTCCAAGCGTCATGGTCAAGCCATCGTCTTCCTCCAGTGCATAATACTCACTGACATCTGTCTTCTGGTTCACCGCCCGAATTGCCGTGTACTTCACTGCAAAATCAGAAAAGGAACTAGAATATCTTTGCTTTGCCGATACTGTCATGGCAGGTGTTCGTCCATAACGCCTTAATTCTAATCTTCCGTTTCGATTTATGGTGGCAAAACACCCAAGCAGCTGTGCAATGTAATAAATCACATCACGCCATGTTTCCACATCATTCTCCGGATACAGGCTGAGTACCGTAGTTGCATTCGGCCATTGTTCCATCTCTTCCAGCGTATGCTGTAATTCCACACCACACTGACCGCAGGCAAGACTCAACATATCAAATGCCGTACCGTTCATCAGATTCTTGCTGCAGTTTTTATCAAACCGGAGCATAAAATCATACGCTTTCAATGCCACATAATTTGGTGTCACATTTGCCTCACATATTTCGTAATATCCGATAGGGATACTTTCGTATGTTTCGTCAGATACCTCCAAGAAATACTCTAAATAAACTACTGCTCCCTCTAAAGAATAGCGGTCAAGTTTGGAACGAAGCGTCAATCCCAGTTCCGCAGCATACACACTTCCAAGAGCCATCTCATTATCCGAACAGCACTGGTTAACGATATAGCCGCTTCCCTTCAAGATATCTTCATTACCAAACTCATATACTGCTCCCAAGGCAGTTGTAATATTACCTTTCCAGTAATAGTGTCTTGTGTTCTCCTGCACCGCCTGCAGGAATACTTCACTCACTTGGTACAAGCGAACACCCCCTCGTTAAAACTCTTTCAACGAAAAAGACACCTTCCACAAACTCTTTGCTGAGGTGTCCTTCTCCAGTTCTGCCTTAAACTTCTCAATAAACATTTCCGTTTCCTCAAGCTGCAGCTTTTCTGTATCAAAATATTTTACCCTAAGCCTTGCCTGTCTCCGGTACTCTGACATCTTCCGGAGCCACTTTGCACTCAGCAAAAAAGAAACTGCAATGTTCACCACACCGCTTCGGATAACATCCCTCTGTGTGGTACCTGCTTCCGTTTCCCCGGAGCTCTCTGCCTCCACATCCTCCAGTTCAAGAGAATAAGAAGTCGGCATCGGAATGT